TTTTAAAGATTTTTATCTGCGTCTAGGTTATCAATTCCGCCTAGACTTTCCACAAGCTGTTGGTATTGATGAAACATATCGTTTCTTACTGCGGTTAATTCTGATAACTCGTCTGGTGGTTGGTAGGGAATCATAGATAACCAACAACAAGGGAATACGTGCCCCTGGGCATTAATGTATACCTCTTTCATTTTGAGTGCATAACATTTAATTTCAGTTTTCTTTACTATGTCTTTATAGTTGTCAATTACTCGTTTATCAATAAATTTTATTTCTGTATATTGACTAGGTTCTAAATGATATATTGTTTCTTTGTTTTTATTGTAAACAGGAAATTTTGCATCTAATAAAAACCTAGAACTATCTTTCATAGTAAATTCTTTGAAGCCTAGAGAATGAGCTCTGTGTTTAGCTTCTTCAACCTGATGTTCGTTGTGTTTAAATCTAATAAATGCCCACTCAGCAATGCCTCCGGCAAGTATAAATGCTCGAGCGTTTTCTATAATCTTTTCATAGTCTGTGCCAACTCGATAAATTGCCTGAGTGTCTTCTAGTCCATCTATGGCAAATATTACCTTATGGTTCTTGGGCAATACCATTGCTAACTTTGCCCACCAAGATTTGCTTCGGAGGCTACCGTTTGTGTGAATCCTTAATTCAATATTTGGACTAGTTGAGCTGGTATACTCAATCATTTCTAACAATTGAGAATTTAACAACGGATCTCCGTAGTTGCCACAAAAATATATAGAAGAAATTTGATCAAGAACTTCTTTATTGATAATATTTTTATATCTATCCAAGGTCCAAGATTCAATTTTGATCAAGGGATTCTCAACACCGCCGTGAATATTTCTAGTACACATAGGACAGCTTGCTTGGCAATTGTTTGATATTTCTAAATGAAGCTGCTTTAGCTCATTAAATTTAAACATTATTTTTTACCTATCACCATAAATCTTTTATACAACGGTAGCTCTAATTCTCTGGCCCACAATACATTAATTCCGCATTGTTGTTTGAAGTTTTCTAGATCTTTGGCAATTCGAATGTGTTCTGGAATGTCATAATTATTACTTTGAAGAACTAATAAACTATCCTGAGGATGACCACTTAACCATAGGTCGTATTGATCTTGTGTAATATGTTCGCAGCTGGTGTTTATGATAATGTCGGCGTCACTGCGTATGGCGCACATATCTGCTGTGACTGCTCTGAAACGCCCTTCTATCTCTTCTTTTTTATTCATCATAGTAGCAATAGATTCACAACTAGGATCTATATCAATGCTACGAATATTTTTAATAGGAATAGCACTTTGAAACAGCATACTTGATAGTACACCAACCCATCCACCGTGAATATCCACAGAAAGAGGAAAGTCTAATTCTTTATTACGCTCAGGATAGATGTAATAGACTAGATTTTCTATTAACCATTCTTTGCTTTTTAATTGTCCTGACCAGAACGCATCAAGAGTCCTCATAGGATTTTCGCTTTCACGAATAGCACACATCCAGTAGTGTAAATGTTCTAGATCAATTTTCATAAATTGGTATCACTTTATTAGTATTGTTTATTTTTTTCTTTGGCATATTTGTTTCTATATTACATACGCAAGAAGTTTTGGCACATATTACTGATTGTACTATTGGATTAAACTTTTTATCAAAATCTAAGTCGTATAAATTGTAATGAAAATCATTTCCGTACAAAAATTGATTACAAGTTCCGGTGATATCTCCTGCCATTGAGATATGAACCCAATTAATTCCTAAACTACATTCCCATCCATAGAAGTTGTTTAATCGTTTTAATAAAATTTCGTTTTCTTCTAATCTATATTTTTTACCTGTATTGTCTTTGGCGGTTACTATGCTTCGATAATATTTGTTATTACGCCAAAAGAACCATAGACTTACTCGCCTTGCTCTGTGTTTAGACAATAATTTTTTTTGATCAGCAGTATAGTCTATTGTTTTTCCAATAAGCTCAACATAACGAATAGTCCATTTTCTACGACTACGTTTAAGATATTCAACCATCCCAACACATTGATCCCACGCAGTAGGATCCATCATAACTGATACGCTTACAACTACTTTTTGATCATACAGATAATCACATAAATCTCTATATTGTTCTATGTCTACATATTCTCGATGACAGCTCATATGAATTCTATCAAAATATCTAGCATTATTTTTCCACCATTCAATTTTTTTCGAACCGTTGGAGGTCATTGAAATTAGACAATTAAAATTTTCTTTTAAAAACTTAACAAACTCTGGTAAGTCTTTCCAATGGGTGGGCTCCCCTCCACAGAAATGTATATCAAAAACTTTTTTATTTGTGTTCTTTAGATAATGATTTAAGAAATGAGACATATTTTTCTTTATCACTTCTATGTTAGGAAATTTATATGTGCCTGCATTTGAGTCTGGCCAGCAGTACCAACACTTGTAATTACAATAATTGCCAAGATTCAAGTCTATGTTTAAGACTTCATCTCGCCAATTGTTATCTATAGATACTAAATTCATAATTTTTGTTTTGGTATCTTACTATCTGCCGAACTAACACACGTAGGAGTTACACAAACTCTAGGTTTAGTAATAAGTTCAAAGCCATCTGTTAATGTTCCTAGCGGAGTATCGTGGCAACTATAACTTCTTTTGACTTCATTGCCTCTTATTATAACACTTTGGTATCCTGCATTACAAGTCCATCCTTGAAATTTATTAAATCCAAACGCATTAAATCGTTCCGCTTGATCAAAAAGATATTCTTTTCCTTCTGCATCATATAATGCTATTTGATAAATTTCTTCGCCATTAGCACGTTGAGGGAAACCTGTGCGCATCTTGTATATCATATCTTCAGTATAGCCTTCAACAATACTAGTAGCTGTAGGATTACTTTGAGGTTTAAGTGTTACATTAATTCCTCGGCTGTGTAATCTTTCCATTCTAGAATAGAGCTCATAAAATCTTTCAGGTACCATTACTTGATTAACTGTAACGTGAACTGTTTCATACATTAATTGTAAACACTTATCTCCGAACTCTTGTTCTTTGGCAAACTCATCGTGAAAACTTGCTGTAATACTTCTCCTAGCATTCATAGATGTTATGTCGCACCAATTTTTCCACCATTTGCTACCTGGACTCAAATTAGTAGTCATATGAATACTTTGATAGGAAGTTTGAATTCCGTCGTCTAGATGTTTGATCAATTCTGGTAGTTGCTTGTAGGCTGTTGGTTCACCACCGCTAAAACTCCAATGAAATTGATTAAATCCATTTTTCCTTGCTTGACGTTTTATTTCATCAATTGCGTTTGTATACACATTAAGATCTTGATAATCAGGTTTATCTGATCTAGCATAAGGCCAGCAATAACTACAGTTGTAGTTGCAGAACCTACCAAGGATCCAACTTACGGCAAACAAGGGTTTGGTTAACATTGTTCGTTGTCCAAACTTAACTACATTTTGAAATGGTATTTCTTGAAAATTGATTGTCATAATATGATGATATTTAATCTATTAGAGGTTGCATTTGTTAAATCAAGGTTATATACTATACTTGTGGTCGTGAGTGGAATTTGGCAGACCTCCCGCCAAGCCCATAGTTTGGAAAGGGGATGGGGCGCAGACGTAGTTCGTAGCCTTTGTAGGTTCGAGACCTACCGACCACACCATATTTTTATTATAAGGAAAATAATATGTCTAACACAGTTGAACAATTGAAAACACAGTTTGAAGAATTTTTAGCAGAAGATGCAAAATTTACATCAGGCAATGGCGCAGCAGGAACTCGTGCTCGTAAAGCACTACAAGAAGTAGCCAAACTAGTAAAGGCACGCCGCAATGAAATCACCGAAGAAAAGAACGCTCGCAAGGAAGCCAAGGCAAAAGCCTAATATGCTCACTGACGAGCAGAAGAAAATTCTCGAAGAGGCTCAATTTGAGTCTCTCGAGACTGATGTGTATTCGATGGCTATGTCTTCAAGCGATATCGTGCTAGATATTTCTAATCAAGGTGCGGCTGGTTCAACATATCAAATTTCCGATACGTTGGCTACCAGCATCTCTGATTTAAACCTCAGCGGAATTTCAACTATAACTTTACCTAATACTGTATATTCAGGATCGGGTGCAACCGTAGGCGGAATCTATAGCGGATCTACTTCAACTTATACTATTAATACTTCTGGAACTAGTAGTTATAATTACAATTGGAATCCTACTCCGCT